CTGCGCCAGTTACCTCACCTAGTGCGGCTATGTCACCTCCTGCGGCTATGTTACCGGTCGCTTCAATCTCGCCGTAAGTAAGCGCAACATAATCTCCACTTCCATTATCCAGAAGTAGCAGGTCATACAAAAGTTCTGAAAATACCCCGCTGGGTCCATCAATTCTCACTCCGGCCTTATCTTCGTCATCGCCAAGGAAGTTGCTATGAACGGGACCCAAATTTTGACCCGTATAAAATAATTTACCCAGGTCCATTGTGCCGAGGAAATTACCTCCAGTGTGTAATGAGTCAGGTGAATCTTGAAAGCCAATTTCAAATCCGGCAATATTGCCTGCTGTTGCATCAATGGTCCCGCGCATTTCTACGGAACCAAATTCAGCGGAACCATTGCCATTTATTGACCAACCAGACTGTCCAGTAACGTAGTTATTACTTTTAATAACTTGATTGACTAAAACAACATTTGAAGACAATAGGTTTGCTGTTATTGTTCCTGTAGCAATGTTATTTGCAGTAATGGTGTTTGATGAAATTAAATTAGCAGTAATGGTTCCGGCTTGAATTAAATTAGCAGTAATGGCTCCAGCTTGAATTGAATTAGTTGTTATGGAGTTTGTAATAATATCGGAACTACCGTTAATTGAACCAGGTTGAAATCTTATACCCGCTGGCTGTATTATGGATTTATTCACCACGTCAATTACAAAATTCGTAAAATTATGGAAATTGCGGTCTAATGTTCTCCGTCTATCCGGACCACCAAGATCTGTAGTAAACTGAAAATCAAAAACAGAATAAAAGTTTGTATCAATAAGGCTTGAATTTTCCCCATCGTGATCGTGTCCACCACCGGGGAAGAAAAATACTCCTGTCTCATTGATCATTATGAAACCTGCCTTAAAACCATTTGTTGTGCGAAACTATCACCAATAGCCCTAGTATATGATAGCACCCAATAATCAGTATTTACAATCCCAAGAGAAGTTATGTTAGATATCCTTATCCGATCCCCGAGTTGAATTTTTGGCATAATGATCGTACCGACGTTCAGGATTGGGACGGGTATCTGGGTTTTGCTAATTATAAAGTCAGCAATCTTCTGAGCATGGACTGCATCATTGATAAAGTCACTTTCAATCGTAATATCCTTTAATCCAAATTTTCTAATGCTTTCATTGGATATGGCAGATTGCGTTTTGATGTCAGAGTTGTTTTCAGATGTTTGAACCGCTTGGCCAGCAATTGATGTTGCAAAGCTGTATTTTGTTTCCCTATCAACCCCCTGAAGGAAAACGATTTTGCCTACGGGGGCAGTGTTTGCGGTTGAAACAATCAATTCTGCACCGTAGGGGTAGGGCAAATACTTGTGAACTTCAATAAGATCCGGCTCTTCAATTCGTATTGCAGTTATGAATGGGCTGTCAATATTGAATGCAGGTGCTTGCTGGAATGTAACATTGTAATATTTGGTCTCTCTAATTTTTGATGCGTTTCCGTTATTAATAATGTGCGATGCCGCAACTGTTTGAAATTGCCCCCTTTCCAGATTGGCAAAAGAATTACCTGTTCGGCTATTATACTTTATAATCTCACTACCAATTTTTACAAACCCAGAATTAGGGAATGGAATATCTGTATTGGCTGAGAAAAATGCCACATTTGCATTTGATGCTAGATTTGCAGACAATTCGACTGTGGCAAGAGTAGTGTCTTCTTCGGCTACCCACAGTTGCTGCCTAGCACCAGCCGCCTTCTTAATCCCCGACAGAGGAATTGTAACCTTGTTGCATTGCAATTGAACAGAGAATCCGGCATTGATTATAAAATCAGAATCACTGATTGTTGATTGAATATTGGAATGCTGGGGTATTGATGACTCAAAGAATCTAAAATAATGCTCGTATTTTGCAAGACCAAGCTCGTCAATGTACAAGCGGCCCAATTCAGCAAATGTAATGTCATCAATTATTTGTTTTATCGTTTGATCATTACCATAAAGAAATCCAAATTGTGTCAATGGCTGGATTTGTGATTCAATATATCTATCCTTTACCTGCGACGCGCTAAGGCTGTGATTATATATAAAAAACTCATCAACTATAAAACTTCTAATCGTTGATGGAGCGACTTCCCCCACATTTGCTGTATACGATGCCCCACGACCACCAATGGTTATATCATTAGCAAACGCAATTGGTGTTCCAGTAAGGGTTGTGTTCGCTTTTAAATCACCATTTACATAATAGTAGATTTTGGTTTCATCGAAAGTAACAAGGACATGGGAAAATACGCTGTTTGATAAAGCAGTATTTGAAGAGACAGTCTCCGTAATTACTGATGCATTGGATAGTGTTCTTATCTTGAAGCCATTCGAGGCCGATGTATTAAAAAATTCAAAGCCAGATGTTGGAGCTGCATTTGCCCAGTTGCTAATGTATTCTCCATCATTATTGAATGACCCGTTATTAAATTTTCCATAAAACTCAAAAGACCACTCTCCGGTATAAAGGGTTGAGTTTGAACTTGTAACATTAATACTCTGATGATTTGGGATTCTAATGTAGGCGCTTGATTCAAGAAGCACCGATGTGTCTTCGGGGTCTGAAACGAGACCAGTTGTTTGAGAAAGCTTGGGATTGTTGATATAGAGACCATTATTTCTCATGAGATACGGGTCTTGAGATGTCAACACCGTAGGGCCATTACGCACCCCTATTGAGTCGCATGGCGCAATAGTCGTACACTCATCGGCTGTTATGATTGCATCAGAGGCACCAGTATTCTTGTGAAGAGAAATTCTAAAACTCGGAGATGCGCCATTATTGTGAGGATGGAAAAATTCAATCCTTATCTTCCTTGGAACCCCCGCTGTTAGATTGACTGTGGAGCTCTGAAGTCGAGTATTTGATTCATGATTTCTAAATTTGTTAAGAATTATTGCATCATCCAAATATATCCTGACACCGCCACCTGTTATATTGACAACTATTGTTTGATTACCACTTGATCTTGGGATATAATAGCCATCAAAAACACCATTATAATAATCAGTGTAAACTGTTGAATTGGTGCCGGTAAAAGAGTAATCAACCAATTGAACAGCGTTGGATGAGTTGGAAGATATGTTTTTAGATAGAGCAGCAAATGACGGACTTATAAATTTTGTTTGACCAAGCGCCAAATCAAGCTGTGTTAGTTGTTTATCAAGGGCATCAGCCTGAATATCTTTTACAGATATGTCTCTTTTGTTTGAAGGCATACCCCAGAATCTGGCCCTGAGACCAGTTGATGGAATTACATTGTTCCCGCTTCTGTCAATCGTATCTTCATCAAATGAATACCCAGCAATTGCGCCAGACAGCAGAGCCCCTTTGGGATACCTATTCAGTTTGCGAATATCGGACTTTGGAAAATTCGCACGCAGTAACAAAGCTTCCACGGCATCACCAGTGTATGCATTGCTTTCTAAGAAGCCGTACTTAATACTTTTCTCATTTAAATACTTTGTCCAGTCCTGCATTGAGGCACCAACCGTCATGCCTGAGCTTTCAGATGTCCATTCATCAATATAAAATTTTCCATTTCTTACATATTCATAAATCTCAAAAGTAACCGATGATTGCAAGGCGTGAGACTTTGCAGAAGTATTACCATATCCTCTAGAGACAACATTTAAAATATTAGGAGATGTTGTTCCTGAGCATAGGATGATCTCTTCAGACTGATTCCCCTTATCTAGAATTACGGTAAAATGATTCCCATTCCCCCCAGCTGGAAAGATTGAAAGATCGTTTACCAGCAAGGTTGTGGCGCTGGTGTTAGCATTTGCCGTTAAAAAGGTTGCTAGGTATATATCGTCAAGGTTTTCACCAGATGGCTTTTTTACTCTCCACCCCGTATAGATATTGACTTCTATATCTTTTTTCATATATTGACCAAACTCAGAACTGCTATCAAAGATATTAAATTTCTTTGTTGTGTTGTCAAAACTAATACTTGCAGACGATGTTTCGCTTCCTCCAATTGGCAAACTTGTAGAATGGACATCTCGCGTTCTATCAACGCTTACAGATATTGCATAATCACTCATGTCTTGCTCAAATAGGGGAACAACTTCTTGAATTCGAGCGTAGTCTTGTGGATTCTTGGTGCTGTGGACAGTAACTCTTATCTTTGCAATATTTTGTGTTGAAAGCGCACTACTAAGGATATGATCGGTGTAATAGGAATCATATTGAATTGAACCTGACTGAGACGTTATAAGATTAAGCGAACTATCATACGCTTGCAATGTATAGTCACTTATCTGACCATAATATTGAGATGTGACAACTCTTATCTTGTTGACTTTTCTTGATGTAAAGGCTAAATCAACATAGGGATCTGTGGTAAAACCATAGCCAGTATATGAATTGTGGGCAGTGCTGTTGCTGACGCTTCCAGACCACCATCCAAACTCCAAAGTTCCGTCTAGTCTTGTGTTGGATAAATCCGATGTTGTTAAAGATGGCATTGTGTACCAAGTCCCATCTGATTTAATAACGTGACCATTAACATCTTTTGCACCAGCAACGCCCCATGTAAAAGATTGTTTTTCAACACCATTAGCAGCCTGTGATGGCTGAAAATAGAATCCTATGTTCGGATAATTTAGGTTTGCGTGGGGGGCATTTGTAGTAGCAACTAAGTTGTCTAAGTGGCGACTATCCAGCCAAGTTACAACAACTTTTGGTTTTATTTTTTGAGCTTTTGATGAAATTGCCGTATTAAAATCCGATGATAGGTCTTTGCCGTACTGATCAATCGTTATCATCAGACCTCCTGTAGCGACATTGTGCAGTCAAAATAGTATACATTATCAACCAAGTCCCTGCGGATTAAATTCTCTGAATAATTGGTTATCAAGACATCGACATTCTCTTCCGTGTACGGAGATGTACCGCTATCATCCTGCTTAATAATTGTCAAAGTGTGGACATCGCCATCTTGTGATTTTTTATTTAGATAATTCCTTGAAGCTCTTAAATCAACAGTTTTGTTTTCATAGTTCGGAATAAATGACCATTGTAGATTAAATACTCGTTTTGCCGCTGAATTTGCCGCTGAATTTTTATAGTATCTTGAAGCATCGCCCTGCCAATTAAGATTTTCTATATATATTGGAGTTGCATCAACAGCCAATTTTCTATTTTGATTTGTTAACGGCACACCATCAAGCATAAGTAGCGATCTAATAATTGACATATCCGTTGTTGCTGAATTGCTAAACTTAATTGTTTTAGCGGTTATTGAGGAGTTATTAAAGATGTTAATCCTTATTGTTGCTAAGACAATCTTGCCAACGATTGTGAGATTGACATTACTACTAATACTTGAAGCAATTTTCATTATTTTTGTAGCAACTGTTGATACATTACTTGTTGGCGTTATTGATATAGATGCCTTTGCTGTTTTGGTTATCACGGCAGATACGCTAGAATTTGATTGAATCACCGCTGATGCATTAAGAATCTCTTGTGCTGAAGCTGAGAGATTGGAGCCTACTGTAATTGCAGTTGACGCAAATGCAATCTTCTCAGAATCAACTGTAGCATTAGAATTTATTGTTATTGCAATAGAGGCTAACTTGACTCTAGTGCCAAGCGTTAGCGTTGCACCATCAACAACAATTGATGATTGAGCATGAACAATCCTTAGCGCCGTTACTGTAGAGTTGCTCTCAACAGTGATTGAGGACGAAACTAGTCTTTCAATTAATGCATTTACTGCCAGATTTGTTTGAATAGTAAGATTACTAGCAATACCGATAGATTCGTCGGGTGTGTTAAAATCAATACCCGGCTTAAAGGATTCTGAAAATGAATAGAAGCCAAACTCTGACATACTACGCCTCAACCAGTGTTATATTGACATCGTAATAAGCGCATTGGCTTGAAAAATCCCGGCGAATTAATGTTTCCGAGTAAGAGTCAATGTAAACGGTTGTATTATAAAATGGCTCAGATGGATCAAGTTTTATTGATAAAGATGCGCTTGATGGAGTTCTTGCCAACTCTAACAAGAAATTTCTTGCTTTGCGACCATCAATAGTGTGTGTCTGCTTATCTGGGAGATATGAGAATGCAAGAGAGTATGAGTTTTTATTATTCTTAATAAACCTTCTCTTGTTGCCATTTGCCAATTCAATGTCTGCCGAATTCATTTTGTAATTTTGGTCAAAGCGGCGATTGTGCTCAGTTATTTCATGACCATTGATAACAACGAGATGAGTTATGCCCGCTTGTTGATTTTGAATACTCATTATAGACCTTGATTAATCCCATTGTAGGTTGAGAACCTTCTTTGTTCCAAGCCAGCTAGTTTTTGATTCTTTGGCAATACATTGATATTGTATTCCTCCATCATTGATTCAAACCAAGCCTCTTCCCCAACAAAGTTTTCAACTTGAATGTTGACAGTGCTTACATTGTTGGTCACGCTTCCGGATGGGGCATTGACCCTTGAAGATGGCGGTCTAAATTGAGATTGACTAATCTGGTTCATTGCGTTCAGATAGGGCAATCCAAGTTGTTGAACTGCTTTAGCATTCAGTACATATTCACCACCATGAAGCATGGCTGGGATAGCCATTGACGGCATTCCACCAACAAAGCCACCTTCTTTGAACCCCGGCATATAATTTAATTTGGCTGCGGTTAGATAATTCTTGAGATTTCCCAACATGTTGAGGTCAGAACCTTCCTTATTGCTCCCTTTGCCCACGAACCGACCATCTGATCCTGGCATGCCACGATAATAATTTGCAATTCTATCTATCGCATACTTTTGAGTTTTTTTATTACTAAAATAACTTTCAAGATTTATGCCATTACCATTCAAATTTTTTAGCAAGTAAGATTGAGCAATAAGTTCTTGATTTTTTTCGTCGTAGAAACTATTTAGGCTAATTCCAGAAGCAGTAGCTCTGAGGCCTAGGTACTCCGGAAGATTTTGATACTTGCCAATTGCTCCAGAACTCTCCGTATTGCTTAATCTAAATTGTTTTGCAAAATCAATAGCTTGCTGTATTGTCATGGATGTCAAATCGGCTACTGGCTCCATGCGTGAATGTATTGCATTATACTGATCAGAAACATTCTTTGTTTCTTGACTTGCAATAAAATCATTTAAGCGCCTAACCGATTCATAGTAGGCAGTTTTTTGAAGTTGCGTTCTTTCAATTGCGTCAGCGGTCGCTGCCTGCGCTTGATTTGGAGTGGAGATCATTGATGCCCCAGCAATACCGACTCCCCCAAGACCAGCCATGGCGGCAGCCTTTATTGCAGTTGCTTGGATTCTAAAATATCCATTTCCACCAGCATCTGGCTCTAGAATATTATCAACTCTTAATTTGTATGTTGGAGGTATAATAATTTCTCTTTCATTTTGCAATCCTAGACCGTAATAACTTGGCGAAAAGACTTCGTTGCCTTTTGGAATAGTGATATGCTCCAAGATTGGAATTCTTCCGTATGTAGAGGAGTATGGATTGGAGGACTTAAGGTAAGGACCGCTTGAAAAACTCTTAGCAACTTCTTCGTTGATGGATGTTGATGCATATTGACTAGGAAGTGTGTACCCCGGTCTATATAGGCTATCCAAATACTTTCTGGGATCGTCTACTGGAGCCGGTAGAGATAGACCACGATAGGTTTGAATATTTTCCGGATATACAACCGAACCAGTCTTCATCGCTTTATTCATGTCCATCATAAAGACATCTATCATTTGTTGAATTTCCGGATTATAAAGAACATCCTCAAGACGCAACCCACCAACAGACGACCCCGCAGCCTCCATATTTTCCATGAGTGGTATACCTGAATTTGGTTTAACTGGATAACTGAAGAGGGCCTCTGGGTCTGGGTACAGTCTCTTAACCGAAGCAATGTAGGCTTCGGTGGCAAGTGGATTCCCAGACAAATCAAGCGACCTCGTGTTTAAGAGTTTATTAAAGTTAACTGTATATTGCTCAATAAGTTGTTGCTGATAGGGCTGGAGTGCCGCATTTTTAGCAGTAGCCAATCCGTGAAGGGCTTTAAACATTTCCAGTTGCTCGCTGAAGCTTCTAGCCGAAAGAGGAGTTTCAATTGCTGGAGGGATAAATGGGGTATTCCCCATGAGGTCTAATGGGTCGGCATCTCTGACGTATGCAATCGAATCACTACTTCTTCTGAAAACTTGCTCAATAGCTTCCTGAACAGGTTTTTTTGATTTATTTTGAACCAAAACAGCCGTGCTTTCTTTTTGCTTCATTGCATTAATCTGATCAAGAACTTTTTGCATACTCACACTTGAAGGACTTTCCAAATCCGTAAAATCTTTTCGTAACAGCCTTGTATATTTGCCTGGGAAAACACCTTTATAATTCCTAATAAATTGGCTATCTGTTCCATAATATTTAAGTATTAAATTCCTTGAAAATTCAATTAATGATTCTACACCAAAAGGTACCCCTGTTGCACCGAAAGCATCAGAGTGTGAAGCTGTTGAGTCATGGGGTCCACTCCTAACCCCCAGGTCCCTGGCAATCAAACCTGTTGCATTGTCAACATCGCTTGAACTACCCCACATGCCTGGAGCAAATGCCGGAGCTCCTTGCTTATCCAAGAACGCCCTGAGTGCCTCTTTTGTCAAAGAAAATTGCTCCCCAGCGCTGTTTCCAACAGGCTTAGAGTAACCGACCACTCCACTTGCAACGACATCATTATAGCTTCTCAGGAATGATTTTTCGACTTTACCAATTGTATTGTAATGTATTTGTTTAATAATTTCGTCAAGCTTCGTTGTGGATAACCCTGAGTGTATTGGAGAATCCAAAGGACCTCGCAAAGATGTATGTTTTAAATCAGGGACGGCAATGCCTGCTCTCTGCAGAGATCCACTTGGATCAATGAGATCAAGTTGGTTTTTAATATAAGTATCTGGATGTGTTACACCACGATAATTTGTGCCAAGCATATTGCTTAGAGCGAAATATTCCTCAACTCCTTTCTGAAACACTGGATAAGTTTCTTGATACGCCTTTAAAGCTTGAACTTGTAGTGCTGAAAATCCAGGATAGCTATAGGTTTCTTTTCTAAACTCAAGAATATCTTTTTGAAATTGCCCCATAAGTTCTTCATTTCTACCAGGACCGAACTCAAGAGCCTCATCAAAAACATGATAAAGCCGTTTTCCTGCTGAGTCAAACTCGGGTAGACTTACCGAACCAAAAGGCGGAGGGACAAACCATGTATCTACTCCGTAAAGATTTGTTAGAGCGCCGGGATTGTAATCAACAAGATCAGAAATTGCTGCAACATAATATCTGCTTAATTTGTCACCTTGATTTCTATAAAAATGACCACCGACAATGTGGTTAAGCGATCCATGAATTGTATCTCTTAGAATTTCATCATCACCAAAAAGATGCCTTTGCCCTGCTGATCTAAGCTGAAGCCTCCCCCCTGGTCCAATTTCTGTTGGTAAATCTGAATCAACCTCTCTTACAAAGTATAAATTATCAAGATCAACTCTTCTATTTAAAGAACGTTCAGCATTTTCGATAGTATCCTTTTTAA